TCTGAACCACTTGTTGATTAGGCATTGGTGTAGGTGGTAATGCTGATTGACCCTCTGGATCAGAGTCAGGTAAAAAATCTTCAAGCTCTAAGTCAAATTCATCAAATAAAGTTAAACTTTGCATAGCAGCATTCATCGCTCTCAATGTAGGTTCTGCTTCAAAGAATACGTTTGCAATACCTGCTCTTTGTGCGAGGTCTTGAAATCTTTCTTGTAGGCCTTCTGATGGAAAGAATGGATCAAATACACCAGCAGTAAGCTCATTGTATTCTGATTTTAGATTTCTTTTATCAAATATTTCATAAGTTTTAGAAGGTGATATTCCAATTGTTCTAGCATTATCAATTGTATTTAACATTTTCTTACGTGCATTAAAGATTTGTTTGTTAGCAATATAATATCTCTCGATAACATCTTGTGCAGTTTTCATTTCAGTAGGATCAATCTCACCTGTAAATAGTTTTCTAGAATCTGATATTGCTTTTTGATATTCAAATAATTTAAATCCTAAAGATTTTTCTGGATCAACTTTGATTGGTCTAAACCCAAATATACCAGCTACTTCTCTTGGTACTTTCATATATCTCAGATCCTTTTCCTGGTTCACCTGTAAATGCTTTTATAGTTCTTTGGAAAGGAGCAGTAGTTGGTAGTAATGTTTTAGTTAAGTGTTGCATAATAGTTGCAATTTTTTCTGGCTCAGGAGTTTGATCATTATATAATTGTCTTCCTTCTCTTGTTCTACCTTCTCTAAACCATATATCCATAAATGCTTCTGTATAAATAGATTCTGATATAAATGGTGATGCAGTTTGACCTGCAGCTTCTGCAATACCTTGAACAAATCCTTTTAATAAAACATCTTCATCTTCTACACCTTCTTGAATATTACGTAAGTACTGTTTGAAAAGGTCTAGTTAAAGTATCATAGACATTATTTTGAGACCAGTTAATGTAGTACAGATCATTTGTTTCAGGATCTCTCATATATATTTTTTGTGAATCTTTTGCCCACGGTGCAACAAAGTCATTAGCAGCATCTGCTTCTTCGTTAGATACACCAAACATTGCTTGTGATCCTTTAATTAATCCGTAAGGGTATTGCACCCATTGCAAGTGTAGTTCCAATTAATCTTTTCCAAGCTAAACCTTTCATAGGGTTTTTACTAGTGAAAGGACTAATTTTTCCTGTAGTAGGATCTCTAAAATCTTTCATTATTTGTCTGAAGATACCTGTGCCTGTTCTAAATACTTCTGATGGCCAAGACATAAAATTACCAAAAGGTGACATACGAGCTGCTCTTACAAATTCACCAACCTTTGCATAGTTTGGAATTGTATCTTGTACTATTTGTGCTACTTCTTTTTTAAGTGCATCATCAGATATTTTAACACCTGCTTTTTTATATGCATTACCTCTTTGAAGTAATTGAGTTTCATATCCTACAATTTTCCAAATATCATCTTCAGCCACATACATATCTTGCATAAACTTCGCACCTTTTTTAATTCCTCTAGATGTTTTTTTACCTAAAGAATTAATCATAGGTTTTAAAATACTATCTGTTGCAATATTACCCTTCACCAAATCTAACATCTTTCATTAGATTTCTAAGATCACCAAGCCTTACGTTTGTATTAGTAATACCTAACTCTAAATATTCTCTATATCTTTCTTGTGATATAGGTTTTCTAGGTCCACCTACTTGAACACTACCAAAAGCTCTATTCATTGCTTTTCCAAATCCTGGTCCAACAGTTCCATTTGCAAGTGCAAATGCACTAGAACTTAAAAAGTTTCTTATGTGTGTAGGTATAGATAAAATTGTTTTTGCATACTGTGCACCTGCTTTAGGTGTTAGTAGTAAGTTACGCCAAGCCCAAGAAAAAGTTTTACCTAACGCACCTTGGCCTTCAGCTTCACCTCTCATCCAGTTTTGGATATTACTTACGTTAGTAAATCCTTCTGCTATTTCTCTTGTAGTGTATGTGTTTGCTAATCTATTAATTAGTACACCATCTTTAAAATATTCTTTTACATATTCATCCATCGGTACAATATCTGCATCAGGTCCAAAAGCTCTTTTTGCAATTAGTGGACTACCATGAAAAAATCCTCTTTGACCTAAGGGTGTATCTGATTTTGCAGCTGCTTTCATTGCATCATCTGTATCTAATATTTCATCAAACAATTGATTCTTTCTAGCAATAGTAGATAGTCTATTCATACCTTCAAAGATTGAGTGTCTTGCATCTTCAATCTCACCAAATAATTCTCTAAATACTTTTGATCCTTTACCAATTACTTGTAATTCTTTTTTACCACCTGGTAAATCTTTTGTTAAAGTTTGTGCAAATGTTTTTAAACCTGTTGCATCATCTGCAGCTTTAGATAAATTTTGATATGCAAATGTAGGTAATGTATCTTTTCTTGGATCCATTTTTCTAACTTGTTTTATAATATCGTTGACCATACCTTCTGCTTCTAAATCAGTAATTGGATTTTTATTTTTTGCAGCGTATCTTTTAAATAAAGCCTTAGCACTATTTATAGAATCTTGGGTTGGTTTATATTTAGAAAAGAAACCAGCTTCTGCATCTTCAAATATTTCAAATGTATTACCTATATAGTTTTTAACTCTGTTACCCATTATTTTTCTTAAATCTCTAGTAACACCTGTTGGTAAATCTACTTTACCGCCTGGACCCGCTGCAGTTATTTCTAATAAATCGTTAAATTCTTTTCTAGTTTTTGTTAAAACTTCTACAATATTATCAGCTACAGGATTTCCTTTTTGTGCACCCATTCTTTTAGTAACTATTTTTCTAAGTTGATTTTTTAAATTAGAATCTATTGGAGCCGTTAGGTCTCCTTCAAACAAAGTATTATCCAATACTTTTAAAAATTCTTTTCTTTCAGCGACACTAGATGCGTTAAAAAATTTTCTAAATTCTGGAAATACTTTATCAACTTCTGTATCTATACGAGCTACCATTTCTTCTGAAAAGTTTGTATCTCTCATTTGTCTTGCTTTTTGAGTTTGTTTTGCAAGAGCTATCTCTTCAGGTTTAGTACCTCTAAATCTAAATACACTTCCTAATTTATCTAATCCTCTTTCTATTTTAGAACTACTGTATGCAAGTTCTTTTCCTCTTTTAGCTAATGCTTTTGCACCCGCTCCTACACCATATACAAATGGAGTAAGTAATATAGATTCAGAACCAAACTTTAATCTGTTTGCTAATTTTCTAGATGCATCTTCTGCAGGATCTTCAGAAATATCTCTATCTAATTCTGTAGGACCTCCCTCAAATAAATCTCCAAACGTACCTATTTTTTCTACATCAGCTACTAACGTTTCTCCAGCTGCACCACCTGCAACTACTGCTGCAAATCTTTGTTTACCTGATAAATCATTTAATTGTTTTGCTTTAGCTGTACCTTTTTTAAGATTTTTTCCTTTAAAGTTTACATACTTACCAGCTCTTTTTGCTTTTAAAGCTTTAGCAGCCATTGTTGCTGCTTTTGCACCTGCACCACCTGGTACAGCAATTTGAACAAAAGCTTCTGTTAATTTACCAATAGCTCTTTGTTCTGCAATTTCTTCAAAAGGATTTAAGTCATCAAAAAATTGTTCAACTGATGCTGCTGTATCTGTATCTACACCCAAGTCAATTAACTCTGCACCTAAAGATACAACTCCTTCACCTACTTTAATAACACCGGATGCTAAACCTGCTGCAAAAGCAGTAGCTCCACTTACTTCATTATTATCTTCAGCGTCTGCTAATTCAATATCAGTTTCATCAAGACCTGCTTTTACTAAGTCTTGTTTGTTTTGTTCTTGTGATTGTTTTTGTTTTTCTTTACCAGGTATAGATTTCTCTAAGACCAGTTTCCCTGTAATTGGATCTATGACTAGAGTAGCCATGTTTACTCCGTACCATCAACGTCTAATGGTTCTAAAGTTATTGGATTTAATTCTGTAAAACTACCGTCTGAGTTTCTTCTGTAAGCTTTTCCTTCACCTGGATCATATGTTAAACCTCCTATTGGAACTGCTCCAAAATCAGGTTCATACTTTTTACTTTTTTTACTATATTCATAACCTAGTTCGTAATAAGGTTGATTCTTATGTTTTAATCTAAAGTCAGCTAAGTTAGATGCACCTTGTTTAATTTGTGGAATATTTGAAGTAGAATATAAATCTGTTAATACTTCAAACTGTGCTTCATCTGTTTGCGCTGCAAAAAAATCTTTATTAGATGCTTTTATTCTAGCTAGTCTTTCAGCTCTCTCTGCTTCAATGTCCATTACTTCACCTTCTAATGCTAATTTTTTCTTTAGCTGTCCTCTTGCAGATAAGTCTTTAAATAACTGAGCTGTAGGTGCTTTTGCAGCTGTAGCTATATCACCTAATGTACTACCTGTAGAAGGTTGAGACATTAAATTTAATCCGCCTTGAATTAAAAATTGATTTAGTGGACTAATACCTTGATCAGGAAATTGTTCTGCAATTTTTTGAAGTCTTTCTGCAGTAGTTCCATCTTGAAAATTTTCTCTGTCTTCAATACCAGACATAATACCATTCATGTTAGTAGAACCACCTCTAAACATAGGTCTTCTAAATACTCTACTCATTATTTTAATGCTCCGTAGATACCAGCTAACGTAGAACCTGCTCCTAATAAAGATGATAATCCACTTGGATTAGGAGTAATTTGTTGAATTGATTGTCCAGGGTAACCAGCTATTAAACTTGTTACACCTTGACCATATTGTTGTGCAGCTGTTAATGGTTGATTTAAATTTTGTATATTTAATTGTTGTTGAGCAGCTAGTTCAGCTTGTCTTTGTTGTTGTAATGCACCACCCATTGTACTTAGTGCACCAATGTCTGCTCCTTGTAATGCAGGTACTTGTCCGGCTAAATTCATTTGTTGACCAAATTGTTGTGCAGCTAATTGATTAGCTTGTCCAAAACCTTGTTGCAATAATTGTGCTTGTAATGCAGCTCTGTTTCTATTTGATGCTGCTCCATATTCTGCTTCAGCTACACCTTGTCTTGCACCACCAAAAGCTCCTGCTTGAATTGCACTTTGAGCTATTCCGGGTATTCCTTTTTGTGCTTGAATATCATATTCTTGTAAAGTTGCATCAATGACATCTTGTTGATACGGAGACATGTAAGATTTATAAGCATCAGGTCCTGTCGCTGCTTCTGCTGCTTGTACATATGGTTGATAAGAACCAATACCAGCTTGCAATTTTTTTATTGCTTCTTGTTGTAATGGATCTTGTCCAGCTACAAATTGTGGACCATATACTTTTGAAAGATCAGCGGCTTTATAATCACCTACTGCTGTTGATAAATCACCTAAATAAGTTTTACCTGCTGCTTCTATAAACTCTGGTGGTAATACTCTTGTTTCTGAAACTGCCATTATACTCTCCCGCCTTTTTCTAATTTTTTCATCATGTCATACATACGTTGTGCACCTTTGTTGACATTACCGTCACCCATTCCTCTTACAGCGTCAGCTGTAAATACAAATTCGTTGTTTGATAACATTGCAGGAATGTCATCTGCCTTTTCTTTTACACCAACTGGAGGAATAAATCCACCTGTTTCTCGTAAATCTAGCTCAGTAATTCCAGCAGGATTTTGATTTAATGGTAAGTCCATGATGCCTGAGGCCTGAACCGCGTTTTCTTCTGGATTACCCATTGCAAAACCCATTCTACCACCATTAGCCATCTTTTCTTCATATCGTTCAAAGTCTCTAGTAATACCTTCACTAGCTTTACCAAAGAATGGCATTAACATTTTGTTATATTTTTCTTTTGTGATCTGTCCCTTTTCTAAGGCTTCATCTAAATACATTTTAAACATATACATTGTAGTCGAAGGAGAAACACCACCTTTAGTTTCTTTTACAAACTCTAAATTTTCTTTTAATGATTTTTCTGCAGGCATTGGATTAGAAGTGGTTGTGTCCATTTGCAATCCTCTTGGAAGATCTTCCATGTTATTACCTGTGTATGTAGGATCACCTGTTCCATCATCGTATCCCATTCTGCCACCCATGTATGCGGGTTCTCTATATGTGTTTGCTGCAGTAGTGGTTCCTTTTACACTATTAAATAATTCATCTATTTCTATTACAGACATATTTTCTACCATGTCTCCATATCCTTTTTTAATTAAAAAATCTTTTTTAGGATTTGTTCCATCATCGTATCCTATTCTACCACCATCCGCTTTATATTCAGCCATGTTAGCTTCTACAAATTCATTAACTTCTTGATCAGTAGCATTTTTATTTAGATTTTTATAATACTGTGAAAGATAACTTCTTAAAGCTGCAGGGTTTCTTTTTATTTCTTCTGCTTGTTCACCTGAAATACCTTGTGATGCAAATATACCAGCAAGTGCGCCGGCACCTAGTATACCTGCTTTACCTGCTAATTTATCTCCTAAAAAATTTTTAGCTCCAGATAACATAGATCCAAAAGGACTTTGCATAATATCTCCACCAATACTTAAAGCTTTCAAAGGATTTAAACTACCCTTACCAAAAAAACCAGCTAGTCCTCCAGGCATCAATGCATTAGCACCAAAACCTAATATAGCTGCTTTACCTATAGGTGATTTAACTATTTTTTTAACAGTTTTACCAATAGACTTTACTAGACTTCCTAGTCCGTACATTTGTCTTGGCATTTGTGATCTTGAAATTGGCATAATTTTATTAATTATATATAATAATCCCTTGTTTTACAACTAGTCTGATCCTGCACCTAAAGGTGGCATTGCTGCTACTTTTACTTTTAAAGATCTTGTTATTTCTTCTCTAATTGTAGGAGTAGATGTATTTGCAATATCATCCTCAGCCTCTTGATCAGAGTTATATTCTTGATTAGTTCTAGTATTACGTAATACTACTTCAGTTTCACACTTTACGACTGGTACTTTTTTACCATTTATCATTGTGTATGCTACTGATCCTTCTTCTTTAAACGCCATGTTTTCTCCTTAGTCTCGGTTAATTTCAAGTATTGATGATATAACATGCAGACGGTTAGCATCCGCAGCTGTAACTTTTAATACTTCATTTTCTTCTAGTATAACAGGATGTGTTAAAAATTCTACCGTTGCATGTCCTGCTACAGATTTTACATCAAATAATACAAACACATTACTAGAAGCATCTGTTATAGTAACAGTAAGCGTGCTACCATTATTACTATCATCACAAACCATAATAGATTTTACAATAGCTCTTGAGTCAGAGGGTACTGTATACAAGACTGTTTCACTTGTAGTTGTTAAATCTAACTTTGCATTTTTATAAATATTAGCCACTTACAAACCAAGAAAATCTTTCTTGCTCCTGTTTTTGTTCATTTAAAAATGTAGAGTTTAATTGTTCTACTATTAAAGAAATAGCTCTATTAATTTGTTTTTGGTTAGAAAAGTCATACTCTTCTTTTGGTTCAGGTAATCTAACTACTACTTTAGCCATGCTTACCTACAAAATAACAAAGTGGTTCTAGTATTTTTCTATACACTCTACCTAGTAAATGTACCTTGCCTCTTGATTCCTGACGTATGTCTATAGTTCTGTGAACTGCAATGTGTTCTAATATTTTTCTAACTACTTTATTTGTTTTAGCCATTTTAACTAATGGTAAGAATAATTTATGATAACCTTTTTGATATTCAGGTGCTAAACCTTTTGAATGTTTTAACCAAATTTTATTTCTAAAAGATCCAAAACCGTAAGATTCATTCATCATAGTACAAACTATTTTACTACCACCACCTGTATTTCCACCGCCTCCGGTGTCTCTATCATCTTCTAGTTCAGTATCATACGATGATATTTTTAATCCTGTATTAGGATTTGTTTTAGTTTGTACAGGGTTATTGTCTCCTGCTCCACTTGTTCCTCTATCAATTTGTTGTCCTCTATTACGATCTAATCCACCATAACTTATATTATCCCCACCACCTCTACTTATAATATTTCTATCTCTATCTATAGCTTCTTGAATAGGGTCTCGACCGCCTCCGCCGCCTCCTATATTTATATAATCATTAATTCTATTTATATTGTTATTTGCTAATATACTATTATTTGGAGCAATGTATCCTAAGTCTGCTGGACTTGGTGTGTAAACAGATGTAATACCTTTTTCAGGTCCTACTATAGTATTATCTATTATACTATCATCTGTTATAAAACGACCATCATCGTCTTCTGAATACGTTGATTGATTTATTTCTTGATCATAAGTAGGAATTTGATCATTAATAAATCCATCATCTATATCTTTTTGTTTAAGTTTATCGTTGAAAACAGTTGTTGCTTTAGCTGATCCACCAAAAAATTTATCTTCTGCTGCTGTAAGTGCCTTGTTAAATTTTTCAAAACCTTCAGGTGTCATATTTTCTTTAGCTTTAGCTCTTCTTTTATCAAAAGTTTGTCTAGTTACTTTAGCAGCATTGTATCCTGCCATGATATTAGAACCATCTTCTTTATAAGCGTCTCCGCCATCAGACACAAATTGTCCAATATCATTTAGTTGAAAACCTTGACCTAATAATTCATTTTCTAAAATAGCTCTGTTATTTACAGGCATCTTATCACCTAAATATTCTAAACCTTTTCCAATAAAACTATTTTTTAAATAATTTGCAGCTGCACCAGGTATACCAGTTAATTGTTTACCTTCATAATAATCTGGATACATATCCATTAATTTTGCTACTTCAGTACTTGTGTTAGGAATATTTGTACCTGTAAGAGAACCTCCTGGAGTTCCAATTAAATTTCTTTCAGCAGCTTGTCTGTAATTATAAGGACTATATTGATCTGATGTTCTTGTTCTATTAGGATCAGGATTGTAAACACTATAACCATCTCCGCCACCACTAGGCATTGGTAATATACGTGCTGTAGGTGCATTAGGATCTTGAGGTGGAACAGTTACAGGCGGAGGTGTAGTTGGTGTTCTAGGTCCATACCTAAAAGTTTCAGGTAGTGCTCTGTTTAAATATTGTTGTGCTAGATCAAATAAAGTTGCCATTATCTACGTCCGTCTGGTTGTATATCTATTTTTAATGTACCAAAACGCCAAGACTCACTAACATCAGTATTTTCTATCTTGATATTAACAAACCGGCCTCTGGCTCTTGTATCTTTTTTATCAGTATTTGCGTTAATTGTAAAGGGACTCAAAGAAGTAGTTGTGTCTGATTGTTGAGGGTAACGTTTGACAGCAAGGGTTACTTTTGCATTACCCTGTAAGTCTTTAAAATCAGGTATAAATCTTCTCATAGCTAAGAATACATCACCTGAAGTACCTTGGCTTTGTAAATCAAAATCATAAGATTTTACAAAGGATGTAACAGTTGTAGTGCTACCATCAGGATTTACTTGGTCAGTTCCTACTTCATGTTCGAATAAAGTAGTTTGACCTAATCCATTTTCACCCACAATCACAGGAAAAGTACCTGTAGCTGAATCATTAAATTTAGTAGCTGAAGGTTTAGGATATACACTAGCATCAATCCAAGAAGTTCTTGCTTCTGTTCCTATATACCAAACACCACCTTCTACTTTTTCTCCATAATTTAAAACTACGTATTGATCATTATAGTCAGAACTAGTTGATGGATAATACCAAACAACTTCAGTATATAAATTATTTATACCCGCATAAATTTGTTGACCTTTTGTAGTATCTGCTTGATCATAAACATAATCTTCAACAGAACATGGTAACGATTTAACCGTACCATCAAACATAAAGAAACCATTATTAGACATCCAAAATGCAACACCATCTATTTCAATAGCTGCATTTTTACCAATTAATCCACAGTTAGTACCAACTTGTTCAAAACCAAATGTAAAAGGTGCACCAATAAATTTCATTGTGTATAATGCGTTATCTGTCCAAACTAGAATAGTTTCTTTAGCTTTTAAAGATCCTATAATTTTTGTACCATCTTGTAGTCTTTGTGATCCAGCGCTGTTAATAGCTGTTGGTGTATAATCATTTATATCTTCTTGATCAGAAAATCTTATAAACATATCATCTTGTGTGGATGTATCTCCAATAACTGTTTCCGTACCTAAATGAATCAAGTGACGTGTTGTAGGTGAAACTAAAGATACTCTAGTTGCTGTCGGATTAGCTGATGTAGAAAATCCTGAAGTTGATGTAGATGCTCTTGTTGTTAATCTTGAAGCGTTCCCCGCATTCCATGTAAAAGTTTTTCCATTTGCAATTGTTGCAATTAATACTTGACCAAAGTTACTTAAACTCCAGAGGCCTGGTTCCAGACTCACGTCAGATGCTGAAGCAGCTTCTCCCCATGCTCCACTGCCCCAGGTATCTATACCCCAACCATAACCATATGATTGTTCTGCTGGTCCAACTTGTTCGTAAGGTTTAACTTCTAAACTACCACCTGTTGAAACTGTTGCTGTAGCATTAGAACTTTGTGTAATGGTAAATACACTTGAACTTGTAATACTTGTTACTTGAAATAATTTATCTTCAAAATCTGAATTAGAATAACCGGTACCTACTGGTAAAGTTACATTATCTAATAATACAATATCACCTACACTTAAATTATGACTTGCTTTTGTAATAGAACAAACTGCTGAACCAGATGTTGTTGCAATTGTGCAAGAAGACAAAGTAGCTTTTAAAGGTGTAATATCATAGAGTTGACCTTCAAAGTATATAAGTAAAAATTTATCTGTACCGATTGCAATGTATCTATTTCCATCTAAGTCTACAAATGCAAATTGACGTCTTGCAACACCTACTATTGTATCCGTAACTAATGATGACCAACCACCTACTTTCTCAGGTAGTCCATATCTAAATCTTGTATTATCACAGTCAATCCATCTGTTTTCAGCACCAGATGCAGTATCTTGTTTATCTATTCCGGGTAAGACTTTAAAATCAATTAGAGCCATATTTTAGCTCCTATATGTTGTCTTTATAGATCCAGCCTCTAGTTGCATTAACATACACTAAAGTAAATGCAGCACCATTAGCTGAAACAACTAAATCAGAAGTAGCACCTAAAATTTTAGAACTGTTTCTACCGATTGTTAAATTATTAGATGCAAAATTATTACCACTATCTATAAATGTAACTTCATTACCTATTGCAGGAGATGCGGGTAAGTTTATTGTAATTGCAGTACCAATACCGCCTCCAGAAGTATCTATTAAAACTTGATCACCATTAACTGTAGTGTAAGTAGCAGAAGGTGTGTAGTATCCTTTTGTCTGTAATTTTCCTGTAATGTTTGTTCCATCAGAATATAAAACTGTTGTTGATCCAACAGGTAATGCAAGACCTGTTCCTGAAACTGTTTTAACTGTAAGTGTATAATTAGAAGCTGATCTTGCTGTTGCATCTTCTACTATAAAAACTCTTTCAGCACCATCAGGCATAGTTACTGTTCTGTTAGCAGTTAATGTTCCTGTTAATTTGTAATATAAATTTTTACCATTTGATGTTGCATAAGTTGCAAGAGATAAAGCAACGTCCGCTCCACCTACTGCAAGTGATAAATAACCACTAGCTGCTTGTTCTAAAATTTGTAAATTTGTATTAGTGATAGTTCCCCATGTACCAGATTTTTCACCTGTTGTTATGAGTTCTAATTTTAAATCGCTCGATGTACTTGATGCCATATTTCTCCTACGGATTATCTGGGTCTATTGGGACCCATACTTGATTCACACCTGGTGGAATCGGATTCCATGATATCACACTTACAGGGTTAGTTGCAAGGTTTATTTGATTACCAGATAAAACTACTGTTTGACCTATTTTAATAACTACATTACCTGTAGATAGATTTACTCTTTGTCCTGTAGGTAAAACAACTGATTTACCTTCAATAACTACATTACCTACTGAAAAGTTTAATCTTTGCCCACTTACAGTTACAAATATACTAACTCCGCCTGGATCGGCGAATGGTGCTCCGGCAAATGTGCTTCCTCCAAAATACATTACGGTGTTTGTATCCTTGTCCAAGTTTGTGAGACACCTGGTACTATACCATCCCACTGTTTAATATTAATAGAAGTTGGTACTGCTATTTCTAATCCTACGCCAGTTGTAATTACATTTGCTTTAGCTTGAATTGTAACTGTACCTGTAGATAAATTTTGTCTATTTCCTGTAACAATAGCTGTTGCGTTTGCTTTAGTTGTAGCATTTCCAATTGCTATTTCTACTGCACTTCCTGTAATAGATACATTTGCTTTTGCAACAACTGATACGTCACCTGTATCTAAATCAACTCTTGATCCTGTAGGTAATACAGTTGCAGCTGCAGTTGTTGAAACAGTTCCTGTAGATAATTCTACTCCTGATCCTGTAACACTATATCTAAATGTAAATGTAACTGTACCGGTATCTAATTCTAAAACACTTCCTGATGGTATAACTGTTGCTTTACCAATTGTTGTTACATCTCCTGTATCTAAATTAACTCTATTACCTGTAACACCAACAACGTCTATACCTTTTGCTGTACCAGTATCAATTTCAAAAGGACTACCAGTTGTAGCTATGTTTGCACCTGCTGCAATAGTAACACTTCCTGTTGCTATCTCTGTTGCAATACCCGATACACCAATAACATCGGCTACCTGAACATTACCAATTCCAATATTAAATCTATTACCATTTGGTAATATAAGAGCTTTACCAACTATACCAACAGTACCTGTTGATTCGTTAATTCTATTACCTGTTACAATCGCTAATGCATTAGGATTAAATCCTGGGTCTGCAAAAGGTGCTGATGCAAATGAAGTTCCGCCAAAAAACATAAATATAAATCCTTAAAAGGAGACAGGGGGTATGTGGTGGTGCCCTGTCTCCATCTAAGGATTATATCATCGTTTAAACCAAGAAGGAAGACCTAAATGTGGACGCTTGTCAAACATATTATCTCTAGCGCCTGGCGTTTTACGATTATTATAATGAAGAAATACTTGTACGCATTCTTTACCTTTGAATTTTTCTCTCCAATGTTCTAGCTCACAGCCAGAATAAACCAGCATATCTCCTGGTTTTAAATCTACTTTAATACCTTTCATACCAACTTCTCCAGATGGCTCAAGATATATTGGCCAATCATCGCCACCAAGATTCATAGTAGTAGATATCTCACAACTAAATCTATCTTTGTGTCTTTTTAAAACATCACCTTTTTTATATATTCTTGCATAAGTATATGCAGGATATAATTTAAGACCTGTTACCTTTTCCATTTCTGGTTGGCATTTTAACATTAATGTTTCCATAGCAATATTAGAATACTGACTATAAGTTTCTGGTATCTGTTCATCTCTACCCTCATAATGACCTATAATATTTTCAAAAGGTGAAATATATTTTTGTGCTCTACAAGTATCATATACTTGTTTTTGCATACTAAAATAATTTGCAACAAAAGTTGCTAGGTCTTTTGATATTGCTTGACGTATAACTGTATACTTTTTCTTTTTAAAACTCATATAAATGTATATATTAAAATTAATCTAAATCCTTTTTTTGGAACTATATGATAATGAGGTAGTTTACCCCACATAACTACTTTATTTGAAATAGGTTTTATTTTAACTATTTTATTATCTTTTTTTATACACGTGTATGATTTTAAATCATCACAATGTATGTATATAATTAATTGTTTGTGTTCAAAACTATGATCTAAATGAACATCTGATTTTTCTTTGCCATTATTAATTGTTAAATTTAAACAAATTCTAAATATTTTTTTAAATTTAAATTTAAGTTTTTTACTTAGTTTTTTTAAAAGATTTGTTGCAAAAGGATATAAATTAGAATTAATAGGGTTTGGTAAATTATCTTCGGGTCTATGAAGAATAGTATGTGAAAAAAAACAAAAATTATTTGTTTTATTTATTATTTCTGTTTTATTTAAGTAAAATGGAAAATTACTATTATTAATAATATTTTTTTTAAAATAATTTTGTGTTTTTTTATCGATTGCATTTAAATATTCTTTAAACATCTTTAGCCATCTCTTTCGGCACAGCAGTTATATTCCAATGTATAAACCTAAAAGGCTCTTTACCAAAGTCTACTGCAAACTCGTGTTCCAAGAACCCTGGAAAGATAATTAAAGTTCCAGGTGTAGGTTTAAAATGTATAAGCTCACTACCACCCCATACACCTTTTTGATCTGGTTTCATTTTTAATTTTGTAGCACGTGCACCTGTTCTCGGTTCGTGAAATACAGGGTAAGATGTTTTATCACTACACTTTAAAAAATAAAAACCTGATACGTGTTGATTCCAATGTACGTGTGCTGAATGATGACCACCACCTTTTTTAGCAAACTCTTGTACCCACATCTCACTAAACATAGTTGTGTATTGTTGCATATCAAAACCTTGGTGATCTAAATATTCCCAAGACTTTTGACCAATGTAATTTCTAAAATCTAAAAAGTCATTGTCTGCTGTAAGTGGTGTTGAATGATACGATCTTCCAAAGTCACCATGTTCTTTTATAAATTTCTTTTCTCTTGTTCTTGCATCTTTAATATATTTATTAGATGCTTTGTTTAATGATTTTACAAACTCTGGTTTTTGTTCTGACCAAATAGTTGTACTAAAATAGTTACTTATAAACATTATTTAAAAGGCCTTCCTAAATGCCAAACAACAAGACTATATCTTGTGCCTGATGTTACGGGTTTAACTCTATGCCAAACGAAAGAAGGAAATACAATGATAGAACCTTTTGGTAATATTTCTTTTGCTCTTCTCAAATGTCTAGCTTCATCTCTCATATGTGGCTCGTAGTTTCTAAAATCAAATTCTAATTCACCACCTGTGTATTCTGAACCATCTGTTAATTGACAAGTCATAGATAGTTTTCTAATTCTTCCGTGTTCTGGATCATTAACATCGTCTCGTTGATAAGCTTTATCCCAACTATCACAATGCCAATCATAGTATTGGTTGTGTTTATATTTTGTAAACTGACAAGACTCACTTCTTTCCCAATCAAAGTTCCAACCAGCTTGTCTATTTGCTTCGTGAACATATGGATGTAATTCTTTATATATCCAAGTATCATTTAACCAAACTAAATCAGAATTTCTTTTTCTTTTTAAATCTTTAACTTCTTCTTTAGATAATTTTCTATCACCATAACCGCCAGTTCTAGCCATTGTTTCTTCTTGTTGATTAGCATAAGCTATTACATCATCACAAAACTTTGGTGTAAGTGCGGCAGGAAAATGCCAATAGTAATTAGATATATTCATAAGTTATTGTTTGAACAAAATTCAAACTATCTTTCTGATCATTTGATACAATATACATATTAGTAGACGGAAACATAACAAACATATTTTTTTTAAGTTCTATGTCCCAACTTCTTCCCTTACGTCTATTATCATCAAAATGTATTCTTACCCAACACTTATCAACTTTAACTCCGTAAAGCATTGTAAAGTCAGGTGAGTTTCGAAGATCTACTGGATCAACATTTAATAAAGGTTTAGATACTTGACCGGGTTTATAAATGTCACCCCAAGAATCCTTGTTGACTAAATGAATACCATAATCAAGACCAATAAAGTCTCTCATATAAGTATTTAACATATCCCAAGTTCTTGAAAATGGAAATTGTTTATTAGTAAATGATGATTGTAAAATATCGTTAGTAAGTTTTTCTTGGTCTATCTCAAAACCTTTCGGCATATCGATATCACCATAGAATAGACTTTGTTCTGTTAATACTTTCTTTTGCATACCACCACCATATATAAAATAATATTAATTATTTGTCAACTATTGAGCAACCCAAGCTGTTCCGTTCCAATCGTAAATAGATGTATCAGTGTGATCTGTTGCATCTTTATTACTTTTTTTACCTTCCCAACCTTTAGTATTATCAGCTTGATATGCAGTTTCATTCCAAGTAATAGTCCAATCCCATACAACAGGATCTGCGCCATCATCAGTCACTGATGGATAAGTAATTGGTGCATCCCAAGATGCAGTTGAAGTATTTTTAGTCCAAGACGCATATGGTTTTTTAGGCCAGAAAATTTGATTATCTTCGTCCCATTCATAACCTATACCTGCGTAGTTACCTCTAAAAGGTGTACCACCATCTTTATGTTGATTACCAGATGTATTGTATGAAGTTTGAATCCACATTTGTGCAGGCCAATTATTATGTGTTTCTAAATATTGTTGACCTACTGCTTCGTCTTCAACACCATCAGCATTTAACATATCTTTGTTATCAAGTGTTAATACTTGAATAACTTTACTGTTAGTTCCTAGTTTTGCAAAATGTGCCATAATTATTCTCCTTATATATTATTTTTAATTATTATTCAACTACTGAAATTTATATCTTATCATTACAATACCTGAACCACCGGCTCCTATACTTCCGCCAGGTCCATAACCAGCTCCACCACCGCCTCCCATATTAGCTGCGGCAGTACCTTCTGCAGGTCCACCACCACCAGCTCCACCACCACTAGGATGACTTATTGGTCTTCCACCACCACCGCCAGCAAAATATTGTCCTGCAGCTCTTGGTTCTGAAGGGGGAGAAGATGCAGGTTCACCAAAAGAAGGGGATGCTGGTCCTATAAAAGTTGTTGGAACAAAAGATCCATCGCCACCCGTACTTATATCTTCTGCTCCTGCCGTGCTTGCTCCACCGCCACCTGCTCCATATGAACCTGCACCAGGTCCACTTATCGTACCACCAGGTTTTCCTTGAGGTGGACTTACTGGAGGTACATTACCTGCTCCTCCAGAAATTGCTCCAGGTCCACTAGTATCTCGAGACCCAGCTCCACCACCAGAACCACCATCAGCACCAGGTCTTTGCGGAGTGGGGCTATGATTTCCAGCAGCTCCACCACCTGCAGATGTTATTGTTGAAAAACTTGAATTTGAACCGCAATTTCTAGAACTAGATCCACCAGCTCCGCCGCCACCAACGACTACTGGATATCCTTGTGCTGATACAGGTAAAGCTGCTGGACCATTTAAAGGTGAAGCTGGACTTAAAGCTGTAAATGATCTGAAACCACCTGCTCCTCCTCCACCACCTTGATCACATCCACCAGATCCACCACCAGCTACCACTAAATATTCAACTGTATTTGATCCTGCTGAATTACCTACTGAACAAACAGTAAAAGTTCCTGGTCCTGTAAAAATATGGGTTTTAAAATCACCACAAGTAGATATAGTATTACCTCCTGTTGCTGAAATATATTGTGCTCCATACATTGTTGTAGTTTGATCTTCTGTTGGAATCCAACCTTTAGTTGCGTCTACGTATACAAGCATTAGAGATTGACCATTTGTTGAAGACGTTCCATCAGCTGCAGATCCTTGAATATTAGAACTATTTCTACCTATTGTTAAATTGTTTGTTGCAAAAGTTCTTGCATAATCATTGAAACCTACGATATCTCCTGCACTTGGTGAGGCAGGTAAAGTAGCAGTTACTGCTCCTGATGTAGTATTAACAAAATAACCTTCACCACTGGCTGCTGTAAAATTTCCTGTTTTAATACTACCTGTTTGCCAATCAACAGTTCCTGTTCTACCGAATCCTGTCTGACTTGCTCCGCTTGCAAGTGATACTGTATCACCAGAAGCACCCAAAGTTATTGTAGTTCCTGATTGTGAAATTATACTTCCGCCATCAGTTGCCTTTAATGCATTTGATTTTAAATCTCCATTAACTGTTACTGGAACTCCTGCTGTTACTGAAACTGAATCTCCAGAATCTCCAACAGTTACTGTACCACAATTTGTTCTTGGACTAATTTTATTTACTTTTACTTCACTCATAATTTACCTATTGAAATTTGTACCTTATTATTATCACACCTGATCCACCATTTCCACCACCTGCATTACCAGATCCTCCACCTGCTCCTCCACCACCGGCGCCTTTGTTAGCATCACCATTTTGTCCCGTTGAACAAGACCCCCCTGGACTTCCAGCTCCTCCACCACCGTTTCCACCGCTACCACCTGGACCTGTGGTTCCACCACCACCGCCACCAGCATAAGGCGTTGAACTTGCTGTAATTGAACTAGTTGTTCCAGCACCTCCATTTCCTCCTGGACCATTACTACCTGCTACAGTTGCTCCACCACCGCCACCACCACCTGATGGATGAGAAGTTCCCCCAGAATTTCCTTGAGGAGGACTTACGGGAGGAGTATTTCCTCCACCATTATTAGAACCTGCATTTCCACTAGCTCCAGCTCCACCTCCAGATCCACCATCATCACCATCTTGTCCTTCGTTAGCTCCACCGCCACCGCCACCAGTAGAAGTTACTGTTGAAAAAACTGAATTATTACCAACTTCACCTGCTCCTCCAGTTCCACCACCACCTACTGTAATTGGATATGCTTGAGCGGTAACTGTTACTGATGTTCCACCAGGATTACCATTTTTAGGTGAAGCAGTATAAGAATCTACTGGGCTTTTAAATTCTCTATAACCACCAGCACCACCTCCCCCACCACCATTTCTTGCAGGACCATTTTGACTATTTCCACCAGCTCCTCCTCCAGCAACTACTGTATAAGAAACTACATTCTCTGCTGCAGTTGATGAAACTTTACAAACTGTAAATGTTCCTGGACCTGTAAATGTATGAATTTTAAAATTTCCTGAAGTTGTTATTGTTCCACCTGATGCAACTAAATTAGGATTACCTATAACATTAGATGTTGAATCTTGAACGTTTTTCCATCCTTCAGTATCATCAACATAAACAAAAGTTACAGATTGACCTTCTGTAGTTAAAGTTATGTCTGCATTTACTCCACCAATTTTTTGTGAACCATTTGGTGAAATTGTTAAACCATTTGTTTGAAATGTATTTGTGTAGTCAACAACAGAAACAATATTACCTGCTGTTCCTGCTGGTAAGTTCATTGTAAATGCACCGCCTGAAGTGTTTGCAAAATAACCTTCACCATTTGCAGCTGTGAATGTGCTTGTTTTAATTGACCCTGTTTGCCAGTCTACTGTTCCTGTACGACCAAAACCGGATTGCGATGCACCTGATGCAAGAGTAACGGTATCGCCACTTGCACCAATAGTAATTGTATTACTATTTTCATTGATAATGTTATTACCGTCTTGATCCTGAATATTGTCTACTTTAATTGTACTTGTCATAATTATTGAAATTTATACCTTATTATTACTATACCAGAGCCACCATTTCCAGCTTTAGCTGCTGGTGAAGAAGTTCCTGTGTTTCCACCACCTCCACCACCTCTGTTAGTAGTTCCATCTCCAGCGTTTCTATCTATAGGTGGACTTGCTGCTGGCGCAGAAGTTGCTCCAACTCCACCTGTTCCACAAGGAGAAGCTGCTCCGCCTGCTGCAGAAGTTGGTCCATTTTGCGCTCCACCTCCAGCACCACCTGCATATGAAACTGCACTTCCTGTAATTGCTGTTGGTACACCTACAGCTCCATTACCTGCGGAGTTGTTATTACCAACAGGTGTTTGTGTTGCTGCAGCACCTGCACCACCACCTCCACCACCTTTTCCATTTAAACCTGGTTGACCACTACTTCGACCACCATCTTGTCCTTGAGGTGGACTAACAGGAGGTGTATTTCCCGATCCTCCCGTTCTACAAGCAGTTGCACCACCACCACCACCTCCAGATCCACCTGGATCTCCATTTCCAGAACTTGGTGGTCCACCGCCGCCACCACCACCAGCTGATGTTATACTTGAAAAAACTGAATTAACTCCATTTGCTCCAGGAGTACAAGAACCGGTTACACCGGTTCCACCTCCACCCACTGTAATTGGAAAGCCTGTTGCTGTAATTGATATATCTGCTGCTCCTTCTAATGGACTAGCTGTATAAGTATCTACAGGTGATTTATTTTCTCTAAATCCTCCTGCTCCACCGCCGCCACCACCATTTCCTCCAGAACCTCCTGCTCCACCACCAGCTATAACTGCATAACTTACTGTATTTTCTGCAGCCACAGTTGATATTTGAGAAACACAAAAAGTTCCTGGGCCAGTGAATGTATGAATTTTAAAATCTCCAGAAGTTGTTATTGTACCACCAGTTGCAACTATGAATTGGCTTCCTGTAACTGAATTAGATGTTTCTTGAACATTAATCCAACCTTCTGTTGAATCAACATATACGAAAGTTGCTGTTTGACCTTCAGTAGATAATGTTGCATCTGCTGCAACACCACCAATTTTTTCCGATCCATTTGGACTAACTGTTAAATTATTTGTTTGAAAAGTTCTTGTGTAATCTGAAACTGCAACAACTGCACCAGCACTACCTGCTGGAAGATTAACAGTAAATGCTCCTCCACTTGTATTACAAAAATACCCCTCTCCTGCTGCCGCAGTAAACGTAGCTGTTTTAATACTTCCTGTTTGCCAAGACACAGCTTGAACTCCAGATACTTTAGATGCAGATAGTGTTGCACCTGACGGAATTGTTACTGTATCACCAGAAGCACCTAGTGTTAATGTAGTTCCGCATTGTGGTTCAACTGTATTTACTTCTATTTTACTCATTAAATAATTACCAATG